CCATGATGTCCATGACGGCAACACGCACCGTATGTTGTCCCGGGGTCAGGGTCACGATAGCATCTGTCACCACGGGGATCATGGCTCCGTTGATGCCACCGCCGCCCTGCGGGGCAGTGATGTCAGTGTCTGCGGGGTCCGTTCCGTAGAACTCGTTTGAGATGTCTCCAGTACCCACAAGAGATTCGTAGATGATGGAGCCGTCTACTTCTATCGCGACGTTAAACCCGTACCCCTTCTGGCCCTGAAGGGAGCTTACTATTGTAGGGCAAACATAACCGTAGTCCCTAAGTAGCCCAGCTTCTTCCTCGTCTGTCGTGGACCCCGTGGTGAATGCGTATCGCGCCAAATCGTGACAATGGATATTGATGGAGGCACAAAGCCATACGGGGCCGCCCGTCGCTGTGAATGTGACGCCTAAACCCACTTGGGCGAAGGTCTGGAAATCATCTTTTTTTGCAAGGGCCACCCAATTGTCCGGGGCTATCACTGTACCTGTACGGCGGGGGCCACCGCCTCCGGGAGCGAACACTACCGCATACCCTGTGGCAAGCGAGTGGGCCCCGTTGTGCTGGCTGACGTGAAGCTTCATGCTTCCTGAGTTAGCTAGGCTGTCCCGTGTAATCGTTGGAGATACGTTATCAACATCGTCCCTAAAGATGGGGTGGGCACGCAAGTTGTGCTCATTGAGATAGCCTGAAGTCTCCTCCACCACAGAGAGGAAATTCTCATTGATCGGATCGATCTCAATGACGTACTCTTCTTGAAGCGAGTGCTTCGGATATTTCCAAGCCACGATGCCTCCTATGGCGGTGTCTGTGCTCCACCATAACCCCTCGGGGCCAATTCTACCTGAATACCTGTGAACTCCCAGAGCCCTGTGCCTTTGATGCGGAACTTGACCACTTCACTGGATGGGACATATACCTGTGCGCGGGTCCAGTAAGGCCTTCTCTCTACAAATACAGCGTCGTCTTGATCCCACTTTGTGTCTCCCCAGAAATTGGGAGGGTCGTCGCTGGGATACCGCTTCAAAGGGACTGTCTCAAGGACGTTCTCGCGCCAATCCCGCATGACTTCTACTGTGATCTCCGCGTCCGCCGTCTCACGCAACCACACATAGAGAACGTACATCGTCTTCTTTTCTTGAGACGTGTTTGCGTTCAACCAAGAGGTTTCGATCATTGAGGTACGGGCGTCGATGAGTGTATTCAAGGTTAAATCCCGCCTGTTTCCGCTGTGATCGAGCACAAATGGGCCCCGGAAGCCGACATCATCTGCTACATTCCCCGCGATAAGCATGTAGTCTCTATGATCTTGCGTCATGCAGACAGCATCAGCGACCACATCTGTGCGCGTCCTCCAACCCTGCCCGTCGTAGATAAAACAGAAGTTGTTCCTTACGGAGCCATCGACAGATACCCAGCACCGATACTCGTTCGTCCTAGCATCAAACGCAGCTACCGCCTGCCTCTCCCGAGCACGGGTAACCCGACGAAACTCCTTACCGAGCGTAGGGGAACCAATACTAATCTGATTCCCGTCAAATGTGTAGAACCCACCTACACCCAGCCAAATGACCCGACCGTCCGCTAGGGTTTGGATAGAAGAAGGGGCCACGCAACCTACATCCGCAGACACCGGAGCCGACCGAAACCGCGCGCCATCGTCTGAAGCTTGGACCAAGAAGGTACTTCTCCGGGTAAACACTAGAAGGCCCCTGTCGGCGCGATGTAGGCCTGTGATCTCCGCTCCAGTGGCGTCTGGGTATATCTCCTTGTCCGAAGGGAACGTCCCCCAAAAGCCCGGTTCGGAGGGCCGCAGCATGCCGGGGCTGTCAGGGGTATTGGCTACCCACAACCGACTGAAAGCGATCGCACACAGCTTAAACGGGGGTACTGGGTCTACCTCTTGGGCCTTGCGGACAAGGAAAGCATCAGGGATGTTGTCCGGGTACAACTGACTGACATTATCGGGCAGGGTAGCAAAAGCAGTCGTGACCCCCGTCGTGTCTAAAGGAAGCTCGTAGTAACTTTCGTCCCCTGAATTGATGAGGTCTTTTGTCCTGTGTAGAATACGGCCTACGCAGTGATCTGGACCAGAAACAATGCCTGCCCAAGCAAGCTGTTTGAGCAGACTGTCCACGCGAACGTGGAACACCAAACCGTCTTCGGAGGGATCTGGGATCACCGAGGGCTGAAAATCAATGCCGACTTCGCTTGAGGGCCTAGAGGGGGCGGATAAGTTTCCGTATTGATCGATGAACTGCGTCCGGGCCCGCCACATGCCTCTGCGGATCCACCCGGCTTGTAATGCATTCGTTGTGTCAGCCGATGAGGCAAATACAGAGGCGTCGAATGTGAGTTCCGCAAGGGTGCCGATCCGGGCTTTGCCTGCCCCGTGAGTCATGCCTGCTTTGTACTTTCCTCCTGCGGCAGTTTCGTACTCGGTACTGTCATGTGTGTACGCTTGATCATTAACACCTCTGCCTCGATTGGTGGACCTAGCTTTGGAACTCCGGGGTCCACGTCCAGATGGTGCGCCGGGACGCTCAGAGAAGCCGAGGGGCATGATCTGCACACCGTCGTAGAAATAGGCACGGCCTTCTTGGGGGACGATGATGATGCCATTGCTTGTGGTCGCGAACTGGGTGGGAAATCGAGGCCGTGTATCGTCTACGAGGTTCGCCACTAAACCCGTCTTATCGTCGTCAATCTCGGGCCCAAGTAGTCTGCGCCAAGGGTAACTGTCATACGCCCGCCACCCAGCAAACTCCCAGATCTCGTCTCCGGTATGTAGCACCAGCACATCCCGTTCTCCGTTCTTTAGGAGAGCGTGATAGATCCCGTGTTGGTTCTCCCCATAGTTGAAGTGGGACTGTTTTTCGGTTGTTGGGTTGGGGTTGCCATTTTCGTACTCGCGCCCGTCGTAGACATCAACCTCTATTACTTGATCTCCAACACTGGGATCAGGCAATGAGGGCGGACGTTCCGGGTACTCCTCATGCTCCGTCTTCTCGGCTCGGAGGTCGAAAAGAGCAGCAGGACCAATAACTGACCGCAAAGTGCCTTCAGCCTGCGGGACCATGTTTTCGATCTTGCTTGCGATTTCATTCGGCAGGAACAGTTGTCCTGATTGTACCCGCAGCGGATATGGGCCGAGAGATCCTTTTCCACGCCGGTCCATCCACTACCCCTTCTTCGGTCTGCCTACCTTGGGTGATGCAGGCCGCCCAATAAGCTGAAACTGCGCCCACCGCTCTGAATCTTCACTCAGATACTCAGGAGCATAACCGCTAAACATAAGCGTGCCCATAGTTGCCCCACCGGGTTCGACTGTCAGTGCGACCAACGACGCCTGCTTGATACGCCCGTTCTCTTCGATGACCTCGTAAACGCCACCACAAACCATCTTCACTGCCATACTATCTCCCTAGCTGGATGTTTCGTACCACTTCCGGTAATACCGATTGCTGCGGTACGTTGACTTTGCTCTCGTCATCCGCTTTAACACAGGAACGCCCGAGGGGCGTAGATCTCCGTATCTTTTTGTGAGCGTCTTCAATTCCTTGTTGTAACGCATCTCACATAATTGAGCGGCTTGGAAGTTCCCCATGCTTTCGTACAGGTGTGTCATTGCCCTTTGAACCAGCACATTCGTCGCTTCAGCATGGACCAAAGGTGTATCACTGTCATCCGTCAGATCGTCAGGCCTACGGATGCAGCGCACATCGACAGTGTACCGTTTGTCCGGGCGCGGGTAGAACTGGAACGTCTGATACCCGTGCACATCCCGAAGACGTCGGTTCCTGTCGGGAATCACCTCGCCATTGTCGTAGAACACCGCAGCGTTTGTCCCATCAATGCGGAACTCGGCCAGTAAGTAGAAGGTAGCTGCTGTCTCCAACACGGAGTTTTCGTCCAGCCCGTCGATGCGGTAAGGGAGTGACTCGTAGCCCTCAAAGTGCGCGTCCAGCCTCTTCCGGTAGATGCGTACATGGATGCCACTCTGGTGGTCTGACTGCCTCTCGTAGGGCTTCAGGCCCTGCTTACTCAAGAAACCCATCGCGTATTCGATGTTCGGTAGAACAAGCTTGATCGCCGCGTAGCGAGAACCTGCCCAGACTGACGGGGCCGATACGTTGTTCCGTACCTTCCCTGAAGAAGGAGAGGGTGCAGACTCGTACAGTGGTTCCCGGTAACGGTTCGCGGCAGCGTCAAAGACGGAGGTCGTAGCCGGAGGGCTTGAGGCAAAAGACTCCTGCCGTCCCGAAGGGATAGGTGCGCCCTCATAGTTCTGCCACCGCTCCGCATAGCCCCGCCAGTGGGCCAGTCCGGGGAGATTAAACTGGATGTCCCTCTTACCCCAAGTGTACGTCACGATGTACTCAAACTCCCCCGGAGGCTCAGGGCCCTGCCATGGGTAGGCGTAGCCACCAGTGGCCTTGATCCCCGTGCTCATCGCCTCCGCCTTCGGGGCAGACGTCGGGTTCATTAGATTGAGGTGTCGGCGGCGGAACATCACGCGGGGAATACCCGAGGCCAGTTCAGACCTTGGGGCTACCAGTTGGCGGTCCTCGGCCTCCTGCTGGCCCAGCACATCGATGTTGTAATTGTTGGAGTTGTTCCGCAGATGTGCAGACTTAAACTCGATAAGGTCGTCAGGGAAAGCATAGTCTTTGGTGTAGACCCGGTACTTAAACGGACCATACCCGTTCACCTCTGTGGGCCAAGGCTCTACCAGAGTAAATTTGTACGCTTTATCACTCGCGTCCCACCAAATAGTGCGGATTTGATTGGTGTGTTTAGTACCATCACTGAGAGTGAGTTCAATCATACGCCCGTCCCAACTGCGGTCGTACTTCCATTCTGTGTATGTGTCGGGCTGATTCGTCACATCGGTGGAGATATAGGTCGTCTCCCAAGTCCACGGATCTCGGGCCTCTAGAGGCAAAGTGTTGTTGGTGTCCGTGATCTTCACCTTGTCACTATCAGACTTGGAGGCCACATCTGGCTCTGTAGCCAAATGCACCTCCGACTCAAAGAAGAGAAACGGAGCCTCTAGCATCAACTGCTTGTAAGCGCGGTTGATAAAGCCATCGACCCGCGAGATCGCTTCAGGGGACTGGCCGGGTGACCAATCCGCCTGAGCGAACATCGCGTTCCGAATCTCCTTAAGATTCATCTACTACTAGACGCCGCAGCTAATGATGGCAGAGCCAACCGTCGCGTCAGCAAGGTCACCCAACGACACTCCGATGCAAGCATCGTTTTGTCCGCCTGTGGTGTCCAAAGCAATGACCTCACCGGCAGTCGAGGTGTCTGTCATCAAGGAGAGGCCCGAGTCGGTAGTAGCACCACCGAGGACGCTGCCCTTGCCAGACTTCAACACAAAGCCGTACGAGTTGACCGCAATCGCATGCTGCGCCACACCCACGACTTTCTTTGCCGAGTGCCTCCCCGTTGGGCAGATTTGCACTTGGTAGTACTCGGCCCTTGTGGAGTCGCTTGCATCCAGCGTCATAACGGGGTTGCCTTCCGCAAGGGCGGTTGGTCCGTCATCGACATTCTTGATGTAGACCCACGTCTGAAATCCGTAGTCGCCGTTAGGAACGGTCAACTCGAAACCAAGCGGTGCCTGCTGTGTAGTAGTAACGGTATCTGTTGCGATACCTGCTGCTGTAAATCCCATGATACCCCCTTATGCCGTGCCTGCGCCGGTTACAGCGAAGTTAGCACGAAGTTGAGTGGTGTGCAGCCCCATCATCAAAACAATCTCATATCTGTAGATGTCTTGGTCGGGGATACGGAAAGGTCCGCGAACGGCAAAGTCGCCCTTCGTCTCACGATTTGAGTCGTGTCCGAGAGTGAACATATTCCAAGTCGGAGTCTTGAACCCGTAGATGACGCCATCGTTGGCGGCAGCCGCAGTGAAGGCCGCATTGCTCACGTCGATTGAATCATCGAGGTAGAAATTCGCATCGAGGAACTTCACGCCTTGACGGACGTTGCTGGGAGCCTTGTCGCCCTCAATCTTCGCCACGCGCACTGCGTCGTCCAGATCGTCGATGTAGTTGAGGTAAGAAGCCTCATCACCGATCATCAAGTCAACAGGACCGAGGGTCTTGCCCTGACGCGAAGCAGCGTAGTACGCCTTACGCATCTGGGTCCGACCATCAACCGCGAACGAGGTGATGTCTTGGTACTGGTTGACCCAGCCCGACACCGTAGCTTGACTCAAGCCATGTACCGTGTTCCCGGCTGCAATCTGTTGCGTTGGTGTAGCAAACTGAAAGACACCCTGACGAGTACCAGCACCCTGTGGGTTGAAGGTTGTTGAGCCATTGAGAGTACAGAAGCCGCCGACGTTGCCGGTGCCTGCGCCAGTTCCAAGCTGATTCGAGATCAACTCATGGAAGTCAGCGAGGGCCAGTTCCGGGTAGTTCTGGAGAATCTTGGCGAGATCCATCTCACCGTTCGCTTCTGCCAAGTCCTTTCCGGGGACATCGAATGCATAGATGAGACGGGGAGCAATCACGTTTCCGCGATGAGCGTTCTGAGAACGTCCACCTGCGATGATTTCGGTTCCGGTTGCAACTTCCGTTACAGTCCCGGGACCATCTGTGACAACTGCAAACTCACGCTTGGGTCCTTTCAGACTAGCGCGGTCCATGTTGCCACCTTCCATCACTTTTTCAAGAAGTGGGTGCCATTTGACAAAAAGATTTGAGTACGACGGCATCAGCTCATTAAGAGCGGTCGCCAGTACGTCTGGGGAAATCGCCATGTTTACCTCCTACGGTTTAGGGCGTTACGCGCAACTTGAGCCCGATAGTCCTTCAGGGACATCGCACTTGTCTCTTCCTGCAACTTCGCCTGTGTGGGCGAGCGTGCGGGGGTGGTTGCGCCAGACGTAATCTCAGCACCCGGACGGGGCTTCACAGACTTACTCTTCGCACCTTCGGCCAAACGTAAAGCGTAGGAATCAGGAACCCCGTCTGCCTTAGCTTTTTTTGCCAGAGTTAGAGCCTCAGTCGGTAGACGCGCTGCCACCACCGCTGATTCTAACTCCCATCCCTGCTCTAGTAGTTCTGCGAAGGTATCAGTGAGTTTGGCATCATTGAAGATGTCCGAATTAACTTCCCTGAATTTATCCGCATATTCCTGAGCTTCTTGATCGATCGCTTCGTTCACAACTTTCTTGTATTCTTCGTATTCTTTCTGCATAACTTCAAGCTGACCATACGCATCATTGTACTTGTGTGTCCAAGCATCAATCTTTGTCTGGTACTCGCCCAATCGAGGATCTTCCTGCCCGGAGAGCAGGGCCTCGTAAATCTCGCGGCTTTTGTCCATATCAGAGATGCGGGTATCCATCTCCTTGGAGTAGTGGTTCCGCAGACGGCTTGCCCACGGACGTACTTGGTCTGGGAAGCTGTCATCGTTCGCGTCCCAAGCCTCCCAATCAAACTCGTCTGCTCCCGGGAAAGAGGCAGGGGCTCCTTCTCCCGACTCCGTTTCTTCTGACAGGGAGATGTCTTCAGATACAGGAGCTTCGTCCGCAACTGGTTCTGCTTCAACGGCCTCAGCAGCCGGAGCCGCCTCAGCTACTGGGGCCTCAACAGATTCTACGGGCGCGGGTGCGGCCCCTGCCTCAACTTCCTCGGACATCAGGACTCCTCATCCTTGGGGGTTTCTTTCTTCCCACCCTTCTTCTTACGATCGTCGCGCATAACTTTGTCCGCGACTTGCAGGGTTTCAAGCCGAAGACCAGCGACAGGTCCCTTGCCCGCTCCGGGGGGCATCATCTCTTCCATCATATCGACGGCATCGCCTCCCTCGGTTGGGCCCTCGTCTCCGGGGAACTCTTCTTCCACAGGCATACCCTCGTCCATAGGCTCATCCATAGAGGGCTCAACAGGAATAAGGTCGTATCCGGTTTCTTTGAGCAGACCCATCAGTTCCTCCTCACTTTGCGGAGGGGATTCCTGTAGGGTTGTCAGTAGATCTTCAATCATAGGCATAGTAGTATCCTCGCAATGTGATTAGTGGACATAAATCTTTTTGTCAAGCTTACCAGCCTGTTTTGCCTTCTCTTTTTTGACGGTAGTCTTCCGGTGCTCCAAATCGTTGAAGCCAAGCTGCTTAGACCGCCTCTCGACTTTCTCCCTCACAGCGTCCTTGTGGTCGCGCCATGTTTTGGAGTCTGGGGACACCATGCCCCAACCGGGATTTTCGCGCTGGTAGTCGTTGATTTCCTTGTTAGAATCAAAGGTGCGGCCAATCTGCTCGACAACCAAAGGCTTAGAAAATGTGGGCCCAATCGTCATCACCGTGCCAATCATCGTCTCCAGTAAGGCACTGCACTCGGGACAGGTCGTCTTCCCGTGCTGCGCCAAAGGCACAAAAATATCGTTGAAGTAGCCGCAACCCTCCGGGCACCTGAAGTCGTAGAAAGGCATTACTTCTTCCTCCTGCGCAGAAACCCCATGAGTAAGACGGGGACAACTACTTCTCCTATATAACGGAAAATCTTCTTGGTGACTTCCCATACTGTGTCCTTCTTCTCAGGTATGGAAGGGTCTACTGGCACTTCTTGTATCCGCCCTTTGAACCTAACTTACCTTTGCGTTTCTTAGGTTTCTTGCCCTCGGTGAGGAGCTTCTTGACCTTGGCCTGCACGGCCCCTTGGTAGGCACCTGCCATCACTTACCTCCCATACCGGGGAATCCCGGCCCGCCCATTGGTGTCGGAGGTAGAGGTGCACCCGGTCCTGTAGGCATTCCTCCCCCGGCGACGGTATCTACGGGATTTGAGGGGAGAGGCTGTCCACCTCCGGGAGGCATTGGTGGTCCAGCAGGCGGTGCCATGGGCATACCTGCGGGGGCCGCTGGAGCCGCTGGAGCAAGCACGTCCCGCATCTGGAGCAGGTCGAGCAGCTTCACAACGAGCTTCTCTTTGTCCACTAGGGGAGACTCTAGCAGTAGAGGAAGGTACTGTTGTAGTTTCTGGAGTTGCACCAAGCGGTGGTTCTCTGTAGGAGAGTAGGGTACGGCGTCGTAGTCATACTCCAAGGGTTGCTCGGAGGGATCTCGACTAGGGCGCAACTTGAGTGTCTCCCGGTTGACCTCTAGCACCTGCCTGCTATCCGTGAGACGAATAGGTAGAGTAGAGTCCTCGGGCAGAAACTCTTCGTAAAGCCCGACGACGCGCTGGGCAAGTCCACGAACCATGTCCTCGACCTGTTTGATGCGCCGACCATTTCTTGTCCGGGTGGCAGTATCCGCGAGTGCAACTTCCGTTGCAACGTCCGCAACCCCTACGACACCTCGCGAATACTGCGGTATCCCCAGAATAAACTCAATAACTTGATTGCATCGATCTCTCATAGCAGGGAAGGAGGGTGTCAATGCAGGCACAGGGGTTTGCCCGATCAGGTCCCCTAAGGGGGCGTTGGCCTTTCCGTGAACCTCGATCATCGAGCCCGGTTGATTGGCTTCCCTGAGTGCGGTCAGGATGTCCTCAGGATTGTCCGCCAGCGACGTATTGACCATCATCACCGGGGTCGCAGTGTGTGCATGCCAAAGCTCCAGAGTATCGATCTCGTTCAGCCTCTCCTGTAGTGACTGGACTAACTTCACGTCAGACAGGCCTCCCATGTCCGACATGTTCTCGTTAAAAGCAAGAAAGACAAAGGGATTTCGCACATACCTGTAGGGAAGTTCGCCCGAGAATAGAGGCTCCTCTACAGTATCTAAGTAGTGGTAGTACTTACCCTCCCCTTCAAAATCGTAAACCTCGTAGACAGTCACCCAGCGATACACGTCGTGGGACGCCTCGTTCAGCATATTTCCGTCCCGCACGTTGTCTTTCAGCCAAGAGGGGAATCCGCCAAACTTCGCCTTCTCTGCGACCTTTGCGTTGTAGGTTGCTCCTTTCTTTCCCTTGCGCTTGGTGCGGGCCTTGAACTCGGCTTCCGTCAGTACGGTCACCTCGACGAGATACCGGATGTCTTCCCACTTTGCAGCGGACATATCGAAGAAGATGTGTCGGGGATCTACAGCAAACAATTCGGCAGAGCCTTTACGGAAGTTCCAGACGGCCTTCATGAGGGCCCTGCCGCAGATGGACGTATGGGTTGCTGTCTTCCACAGAAGCCTATGGAGCGCATTTCTACGGAAGGTGTCGTTGATCAACGCCTCACGGAACTGTGCGGCAGGACGTAGATCTTCCTGTCGGGCCGACACTGTGATCTGAGGGTTCTGAGGACATACATTTGCAATCATCGTGTCGATGTACGCATAGGGGTAGTTCGTCTCAAAGTTCACATCTTCGGACGCATCCCCCATCAAAGGTAATGATCCCGAGGGCTCTTCCTTCTGGCCTCCCCAATACTCGGACATGTACCATGAACGCCACTTGTCCCACTCCCGCCGTTCTGAACGCGACTTAGACTTGTGTGTCTTGATGATCCCTACAATCTGCTTTGGCGATAACGCCATGCGGCCTCCCTACTACTGCTCTGTTTGTGCGAAGATCTGTGCTGCAAAGTCCGGCGTGATCACCTTATCGACGGCTAACCCACCCAAGACCCCGAGGCGATGATCTCGGTCCAAGGCACTAAGCTCTCTAATCATGCCACTATAGGCATTGATCATGCGGCCCCCTGTTCGTCCTGTCTTGTCTCGATCTCCGGGACCACCCGTCATAAGCGGATGTGTGAGCCCCTCAGGCTGCGCTCCGAAAGCAGGGAACCCCGATGGATACATTGACTTGGCCAGTATTGCCTGCTCTCGGATGCGTGCAATGTAACTCTTGTCCATGGCGTACACCCGCTCCATGTAAGGGCTGACCATGTACCACATGACTGCATAGGCATCCTCTGCTCCCGGAGTGCCTAAAGCCATTAGTCCTCTTCCGATGTGGGCCAGAGTCTGCTTCGCCATGGCTTTTCGTGCTGCACTTCCTGCGATCCTCCGCGCGTCCTTCTTTTCGGTGCCCTCTTGCATTGCTTCCTTGAAGGCTTTGATTGCTGCGGTCTGTCCTTTTTCTTTTCTGGTAGCACCAAACCCGCGAACGACGTCTGCTCCCGTTCTTCCAATCGCTTTTGGTACAACCATGGCTGCGCTTTTGACTGCATCTACGGCAGCGGGTCCTGCTTTGCGGGCCCAGTTCTCAAAGGGAGATCTAAATTCACTGACCAATTGCTTTACGATCTTGTCGTCCGCCATCAACTTATCGGCTTGACTGGGACTCAATCCGGCAGTTTTTTCCGCCAGATACCTAGCCAACAGGTGCTTCTCCGCAGGGTCCATCGCATGCTCCCCCGGCTTCCCGACCATGGGGAGCCTCCCCTTTTCAAGGAGGCCCCTATAGCGAAGCGTCTGTTGGTACTGAGGATGGTCTGGTCCCATGGTGGTCATCAATTTATCTGCATCAAGCCACCCCTGTAAGGTGCTATTCATGTCGCCCTTGAGCAGCCGGGGGAGCACCGATTCGATGGCGTTATTCCTCCCTGTGGGGCCCATCTGTCCTTGGCCAATCTTCCGTAGAAGGTAGGCAACGTCGTCGCCCTCCGTGCGCACCGCTCGGCCAGCAGCGGCTGTGGCTCTCTGTCCTGTCCCAGCAATATCCCGTGCAAGGACGTTCTTCGCAACTAAGGCCGCTGCACCGCCTCGGTTGATGCCGTAACCCAGACTTTCGTCTACTCCGGTATCTACGGGTGCTGCTCCTGCGAGTTGTCCTAGTGTTTCGTCTCTCTCTTCAGTATCCAACGCGGGAGGCAGTTCATGCGTGGGCATCGGAGCAGAAGGCGTCCTTGGCTTGCGCTCGGGCAGATCTCCAACCCTTGGGCCTACTTGACCTCCTCCTCCCGGTGCCGGTGCTGGTGCCGGTGCACGCTGTCCGCTCGGGACAGTATCCGCAGAAGCAACTGGGGGTTTAGCTCCTTCCTCCCCGGGGGCGTCCTTTGTCCGACCAAACAGTCCGGGACCTTTGGTGCGTGCGCCTGTCTCGTCAAACTTGGGGTCCTTACCTCTGCGGTAGCGGCGCATGTTGGCGCGATCTTTCCTCGCCTTCTGGTAGGCCTTCGTCGCCTTATGGGCCATCTCCTGCAAGGCGTCCCGCATTTCGGTGCGTGGAGTTGTCTCGCCCCCCTCCAGTCCGTGACCGAAGCGAGACATGGCTTGGCCTCGTCGTCTCTGGGTGAACATGTCCTCTTGCAATTCAGCGATAGATCGATCCTGCGGTTGCACAATAGGAGGTGCCTGCATCCCCACGGGACCCGGAGTGGGTCCGATGTCTCGCATCCCGGACAAAAGGATGTCTGTCGCTGGATCTCGGTAGGGGGCCTCGGGTCTGGGTGCTTCCTGTGCTGTTGTTGCTTCCGCCTCCTCGTGCAGCTTACGCAAGGCCTCGGCAGTTTCGTCCTCGGACATCGGATCATCACCTTGTTCAATCTCAGGTTCTCCGGGGATGACTTGGGCTTCCCCCGGCAGGACCTCCGCTCTCTCAACGCGATCGATCTCGGCGAACTCATCTTCTAGGGGCTCTGGGGCCTCAATGCCGGGGATACCGTGTGCCCGTTCCTGATCCAACTCCTCCACCAAGGCCTCGGGGGGAGCCTGTCTCTCTGCACGACGTGCTTGCCGCTTTTCCTTGCGTGTAGGCTCTGGTTCCGGTGGTGCCTCTGGTCCCGGTCGTGCCGGTGGTCCCTCGATGACGCCTTCGCGCTTCTGCATTTCAGGGTCATCCACAAGGCCAGATACCCGAGGTTCTTCAATCTGCTCCTCAACCTCTTCCGTTACTCCCGGATCAGGGACCAAGGCCTTGCGGGCTGCTACCGTACTCGGGGTAAGGCCTGTGTCGGACATCGCGGCAATCTCTTGAGGCGTGGCCTCGGGGTGTTGCTCCAACAAGAAGTCGAGTTCTTCGTCCTGTGAACCCGTAGGGGCAGCCTTTGCCTTGACTTTAGATGTCTCCTCCTCCGGTTCGTACCTTTGTACCCGTTCTTCTGGAGATACGTCCAACTCTGGGACATCCAGCGACTTCATCTTCTCGTAGCGAGGGACAACGTGTTTCCTACCAATATCCCGTGTCAACTCCCCGGATTCGTCGTCTGACAAATTCGCCTTAGGGTTGCCGCCGTGGATCGTAGCATAGGAGTAGTCAAGAGGGGTCCAGTCGGGCGCGTCCGCCCCCTGCCGCGACTCGGGGCCAATTCTAGTAAACCACCCGCGCTTATTGAAGTACTTCTCGGTCAGGTCTAGCTGCTCTTGGAACGTCATCGCGGACAGAGCATCCCGGATGTCTTCCTTTGAACCACCGCGCACACCAAGCTCACGGGCAGTAGGGACCACAAACTGGATGATCCCCGTAGCGGTAGTCTTGGGCGACCCCCCTCGGACAGCAGGGTCGAACGTACCGCCGCTCTCAAAGTGGATGATAGCGAAGAGAAGACGTGGATCGATCTCCAGATTACGGGCCGTCTGTGCGATAGCTTGGAGGTCCTCGGGAGGCAGAAACTCTAGGGCTTCCTCAATCGAAGCCTTCTCGTCCCTGTGAGGCCTGCCCGGAGAGGCCGTGTAAGACGTGCGTGCGGGCATCACTTACCCCCTTTGAGTTCTTCTTTGATCTTCTCGACTTGGCGATCTTCCACTTCCTTCTTGTGGAATGTCGAATCGGGGGGGTTGCCCGTAGCGAAATCTTGGTCCGTAGCTTTCTTCTTCAAAGCGTGCAGCCGTTTGAACACTTCTCGCATGGGCCGGGGGGTTTTCATCTTGGGTGTTGCCATCATCGCCTCCGATATTTACTGCGCCGCCAAGTACGCTTATTACGTTTCCCCCCTGCCTGCTCTTTGCGATAAGTCTGGAGTTGTTCGTAAGTCATGTCGCGGAATAAAAGTACGTTCTCCATCTCTTCGGGTGCAGTGCTCTTCTTATAGCGTCTCGGAGCGAACCGTGCAGCCAAGCAGGCAATTTGCAGTGCAGAAATCTTGTCCCAGTGGTGACGGTCGCGCCGACGATTGGGTTTGCCCGAGTGTAAAATCTCTGAGGCTGCACTTCTTTCTACAGTTTTATCCTCCCGATATGAGCCTAGCTGTCCTACTGTGTCCTCGTCGTGTAGAACAAGTTCATCCTTCAGCGCGTCCTGCAAGTAAGACAACATCTTTGCTACTGATTTAGCGGTCGCAGCCACACCGGGCTTGTACTTTTTCTCATAGTACATGTTGGGGTAGCCCATATCCTCAAGCAACGCTAAGGTAGCCACACCAACCCCATTACTCTCCACTGCGACCAAAGCATTGTTGTACTTTATGCCGATTTGGTATATCTTTTTAGCGAAGAGCACTGGATCTGTCACCCCACCAAAGGTCGCCACTTGAGTCCACTCCCCATCAAACACCTTGAGAATTTGGAAAGAAGCGTGATCTCTCGCAGCATAGCCCGCAGGGTCAACTCCCATCACATATACCGCGCCGCCCTCCGGTTGTTCGTACTCCATGTATGGACCGCGCCATGGTATCAGCGGTCTTTCTTGGTGTTTTCTTAGGAGATCTGCATGAAAGACCGACCCTACCGATGCAATCCAGCAAGTAACATCATCGAACGGGTAGTAGACTCTGAACAAGTCCGGGTTCTTTCTGATCTCTGCATCAGTCTCAAGCATCAGTCGCCTGAAAGCCAGATGCTCCTTCTTCAGACCCTTGTCCATGTACCGATTCATCAACTCGATCTCCTCGTTCGTGAGAGAGGAGCCCTGCGGCCAAGGTCGTTGATTGAGAACACCGTCCCAGAAAGGGAAGAAAGCATACAGCCAGCGGCCCATACCCAGCTTGGCATCCCGGCAATGGTCACGCCACCACTCTGCCGACGGTTCACTCATTGGGCTGGGCGTAGATTCCAACAGTACTTGAGAGTGATCTCTGTTAATCATGGAGGGATAAATCATTGAAAACTGATGGCCAGCATTTCGCCAATACGGAAGCTCAGAACCGTGAAACGAGTCAGGAGATTGCCCAATGCCCACTGCACCAGATTCGCCTGACAGAATCCGCATTTTCCCACCATGCTGGAAGGTCAACTGGCGGACCTCACGATTCGGCACCGTTCGTGCCCGTACAGGTTCTGGCCATCTGCTATGCGTTAAGTGGATACGACGATGGAGATACTCTGCACGGTCGCGATTATCTGCGATACAGACGTGATCGTGTCCGGGCGTGTATGCAGACTTGACGTAACCGCACAGTTCAGACGTAAGGCTCTTCCCGCCTTGTCGGTAACCGAGGAGCGTCAGCCACTTGACTTGGTTCAAGTCTGTCAGAGGGGGGTGCGAATAGTACGACAGGACCGTCTCCTGAAGCCGGTTTGTAATCGCAAACGGGTTGAACAGACTCTCCTCCCCCGTTTGTTGGTCGATGATCTTCGCATAGGCCCGTAGGCTGATAGCGGGATCTCGCAACGCCTCTAGGGCTTCGTCTTCTGCGGGGAGGCTCACTACTCCCCCCCGTAAGGGTTATCGATGCTCTTTTTATTATCCGCTTTGCGCTTCTCATACTCCCGTCGGCCCGCCTCAAGTCCGGCTGCGGCGGGAACGGCTGAGTACACTCTCATAGGCTCTGACGCTTTTTCCGCAATGGCCTTGTTGTCGAAGTTAATGAACCACACCTCTCCCTCTTGAGCGGGATCTACCCCAATCTCCGATGGAGCTTGTTTGAGTCCCTCTTGCATAGCAGGGAGCTTTGTCGTCTCTAATTTCGCGCCGGGTGGAAGCCAATCCTCGATAGCCTTCTGTAGGGCTGAACGGATAAGCACGGGATTCCCTTCCTTGTCCAGTATCGGCTCCATAGTATTGGGGTCCCGCTTAACCGTCAGTCGATCTGGGTGCCCATAGAACGTCTCTGCGCCGTATCGCGGCATCATGACGCCCATTTCTGCGAAGTCTGCTCGATTGAAGGTTAGCCCCTCATACCCCTCTTCGTAAGCCATACGAATACTGTCGCGAAGCGAGTAAGGAAGCCAATCCTCGGCGGATCGATGGTACTTAGCAGGCCACTCCTCGCGCATCGCGCCATGCCCGTTGTCTGAGAGTTGCCGGTACATGGCGTCTTTCTGTTTGCTTAGTAGAGTCTTGTGCTGGGCAAGTCGCTTGCCCTCGGTGAAATCTATCTCTTCGATCATCTCCTTCCAGTTCTTCAGGAAAACACCAACGTATTCCTCATCCTTTTCTGGGAGCATCGCCATGAACTCGTCATAAAACGTCTGACCGCCACTGGTCATCCCGGACTGTCGGCCTCGGGCAGTGTTCAGCCAATCGGAGCCCATGCGTGATAGGTGGTCCCGCAGAGCCCAGCCGTTGGTGAGGCCCAGATGCTGGTTGAAGTTATGGTCTGGGTGTATGGGAGCGTTGCCATCTGTCCAGAAGTCGTCCATATCTTCCCACTCGTCAACGCTGTCTGCCCATCGGTTCACGGTTTTGGCGGGCGAGTCAAAGACCTTCACATCGGCTTTCCAATCTGCCTCTGCTTTGGCAGCGTCCACATACGCCTTATCGATGGAGTCTTTGCGGGCTTCGATCGTTTTCCTTAACTTTGCGTTTTCTTCGTCCGTGAACCCTCGGACCCGGGCCTGTTGAAAGAAGTCAGACTGGCTCTCCTCTTGATGAAGCACTTTCCGTTTTTTGTGGTCTAGGCGATCTGTAAGGCGAACATGAAAAGCCGTCCCTTCGGGAAGTGGGTCATGTTTGGGCTGCTTGATTTTCTGGA